AGTTCATCAATCATGTAATAATACATATTGTGTAAAACCAGAGCATTTATATTTAACTACAAAAAGCGAAACAAGAAATAAATTTTACGAATTAAGAATTAATCCTGAAATGATATTTAATGAATCTATAAGGTATTTACAAAAATTAAAAAAATTAAGACCCGATTTAAAACACGACATAGACAAATTAATTGATCAAATCAAAGAACCTAAAAATATTCATCGTATTAATGTAGATAATCCGTAGAATATTTTTTATCTACTACCCATTTTTCACCACCCATATTTACTGTTTCTGGTTCATAAGAATCTCTTCCATCATTTATATAACCAAAAGGTATCAATTGTGCTTCTGCTTCTTCTAATTGCTCTTTAAACATTTTTTCACGTAAATCTAAATCAGTAATTTCTGTAAAATATTTTTGATTTACTAACCAACCAAATAAAATTAAAGTTGTCATCAAGTCATCATGATAACCTTCTTCTGCTTCGTAACTCGATCCTTTAGCAATATATGTTGTCATTTCAGTAATAGTATCTAAATCCCAAACAAGTAATTTATCTCCTTCTATTAAATCTTTACAACTAGAACACCCTTTTCTTTTAACTTCTTTTGTAGTTCTAATTCCTAATTGTGAACTTTTTCCGAATCCTCCTCCTAAGGTTTGTCCTGATCTACCCAAAACACTCGTTTGAAAAATATTAGGATACTCTAAATCGTGATGTAAAATATCCGCTACTTGACCACCGATATCATTTATTTCAACTAAAACATATGCAGAATTATAATATCTACACACATTATCAACAACATTTGGTAATAACATAGGTGAAATATTTGGATCTCTGTATTTTGCAACTTGTTCATATGGAAATTGAGAAACATCTATAATTGAGAATGCAGAAAAATCTTGACCCCTTCCTCTTGCAACATCAACTATACACACATATGAATGTTTAGGATCTGGATCAACATAAACATCTAAGAAATCTTTTGTTGTAATAGGTGGTTTATAGGGCATGGTTCTAAGTTTTGCCGCTGATATTAATGTATTTTGTGATCCAATAAAATCACATTCATATTCTTGTGAAAATTGTAATTCACTCGTATTTCTTATTGTTTCTTCTCTCCATTTTTGATCTCTTCCTGGTGTCTGAGACCAATGTACTTCTATTGGAACATAATCACTTCTTTTCTCTTCAGCATCAATCCACATTTTGTAAAACATGTTCAATCCTTTTGGAGTTGAAACAATAAAAACTTTAGTAGTACTACCAGAAGAAATAGTAGGATATACAGAAGTAAAGAAATCTTCTGCTAAACTTGGTGGATCAATATGTGCAAACTCATCCATGAAAATAATATTAAAAGATGATCCACGAACTGCAGAAGAAGAAGTTGAAGCAGATATAATTTTGCTACCATTTTCTAATTCAATATTACCTCTATTCCAAACAACTACACCTTGTTGTAACCATTTTGGCAAATGTTCATATGCAGTTTTCAATCTCTGAAGAATTTCTCTTGAAGTAGAGCCCTTATTTGCTAATATAGCAATATTAGATTGTTCATTAAAAAGAGCAAAATGTAATAAATAAGCACAAATCGTTGTTGATTTTCCAGTTTGTCTGGGCATCTTACAAATAACAAAACGATTATTATGAAATGTATCAACCATTTCTTCTTGATAATCATACAAATCAAAGGGCATTAAACCATGATCTACATGAACAATTTTCATATATGTTTTTGCAAAATATATTGGATCTTTGGAACATCTAATATAGTCTTCCAAAGTTTCTTTATCATATTCTACTGGAGTATATGCCCCTTTAAGAAGAGGATTTCCTGCGTAAGTATCTCTGGCCATTATTTTAACTCGTAATTTACTAAACCTTGTTTTGCAGTAAAATCTGTAGCACCTGACATTGATCCTAATATTTTTAATGTAGCAGATTTAGGAGAAACCATTTTTATATCAATAATACCTTTTCTCCATTTACTTTTATTTAAATTTGCTTGATAAAAATTTTTACCACCAATTATTTCATGAACATATTTTCTTGATGTACGATCATTATTTAATAGACTCGCCACAGAATAATTAAAAAAAGAAGTAATCGTAAAAGGATAATTATTTCTTATTGTTTGTATAACTTGTTCTCTTCCATCAAAAGTTTTTCTCTTTATAAAATAATCTTCTATTGCTTCTATTACTTCATCAAGTTCTTTATTTTCTTTTACAGAAAGTTCTTGATTCATTGCAACTTTCCGAATACTTTCATAAATAGAATGATTTGTATTTTTTACATTTGATTTTTTTATTTTTAATACTGATCTTAATCCAACTTCAAATGTAATATTTTTTGAAAATTTAAATCTACTCGCTCCTACTTGTTCTGATGTATATCCCATATTAGATGCGATTCGACACATTTTTTTAAAAAAACAATCTTGATAACCAGAATAATATTTCATACCATAAGGAAGAACATTCGACATAAATGATGCGGCGGCGCCTTTATCATATTTACTTGATACACTAACAGTAGTTGTATCAAACATCAAACTACTATCAACAAGTTTAAATGCAGGATCAGTTGGTATACTAAAAGATTTTAAATTGATACCAAACATATCAGAAGGAGTACAAGTATCTGATAACTGCTTTTTAAATGCTAATATTCCTATTAAAATTTCACCAAAATATACACCAAGTTCATCAATATGACTATCATCAATACCATTCAAATCAATTTCAGATAAATCATCTTTATCCAAATATGCTTTTATTTTTTCTATAACATAATCATTATTACGTATTTTATTATCTAAACCCCAAACAATACTTTTTTTTAAATCATCATAAGAATTAAATAATTTTACTGGAACATCTTTTTTCGAAAGTACTGTTATTTTTTCATTGTTGCCTTTTTCTGTAAAATCTTCTGCTAATATTTGTAATTTTTGTGGTCTTTCTGAATTAAGGTTATCTGTGGGTTTTCTTATTTTTGAAATTAATATATATCCTTTTTTTCTCTGATATTCAATATTAGCATATTTTTTTCTTTCAAATTCTTTATATTTCTCTGAAAGTAATTTTATTTCTGTTCTCGGTTGAATAGTAACATTCATACTGTCTAATATATTATTAGTTTCTTGAAACATTTCCGCAACCTGACCATTTTCTATTCTCAGCTTTAATTTTTTCCAGTCAGCATTTTCTGTAACATATCGTGTGAAAACCACTTGTCCTGGAAATCTTCTATCGATTTGCCCTAAATGTGCCACTATTCTTTTTTATCTTTTAACATTTTTTGGAGTTCTGCAGTACTACCAACAAATAATGCATTTGTTACTGTATTAGGTCCTGTACTGTTTTCTTGTTTGATATCTTTTACTTGTTTATGAACATTCATTAAATTTTGATTTTGTTCACCTACAGTTTTAATTAATTGTCCAACAACTTCAAACATTCTAGCATTACCACTGTCTCTTGCATCTTGTAATAAATCTTCAATAGCATCATGTCCTCTTTCAATAATATTGTATATATTTTCACGAACATACTTATAATCAGTATTTAAATCATCTGGATCAGATGCAACAACTTTTCTTTCAATGGGTTTTTTAACAATAGAGCCAGATGGCATTTCTAATATTTCATTTAATTTATCTTCAAAATCTTTTATCATATTTTATCTCACTCATATGTGCCAGTTGCATCATTATAATCTACTGGTGGACTGTAAAATGTTATTGTAGTATTTGCATCAAAATCATCTCCTGGGGTAATATAAGTATTTGCTCCTCCTTCAGGAACAATTTTTACTGAAGCAATGATATTATCAAGTCCCAATTCAGTTGTACTATCTTCAGTTAAAAGATAACTTCCTGTTTCTAATAGAAATTGATCTCTTGCAAAAGGAGTAGAAGTTTCTAAATGCAATTCATTATTCACATCAGTCGCATTAGCATCAGCAACTTCTTTAAATGCTACTTCAATTGTTTTAATTATTTTTTGACCAGTTTTAATATCAGGATATATAAACCCTTTCATCATAAAAGATATTGTCCAAATAATTGTTCTTCTAGCTGAAAATTCTCCCTCGTAAGAATCTTCACTTGTTGCACTTTGAATAACAATTGGAATATCTATTGAAATGCCCATATCTGTTATAATATTAACGGTTACATTAAATTCTGGAGTAAAAAACGGAAGAATCTGTTCTAATATCTGAGTACCATCTTCAGCATTTTCTACAAAGGCATATAAAGAAAAATCAAAAATATATGGAGAAGGATTAAACATCTTCTTAACATTACGATTTCCATTTATCGTTTCTTTATGTGTCAATGAGCCCATTGTATTTAATTTTCTAACAGGATCATAA